TGATTGTTGGAATTTCCATGATTTTATCTAGCATTTTAATTCCCAGTACGTCAAGTTTTAACAGTCCTGCGTCCTCGCAAGAAGGTCCTTCAAAGCCTGCTAGCTGGCCTTTACCTTCTTTATCAATAACCATTGGGCACACATCATAGATAGGTTGTGGTGAAACAACAACTCCTGCAGCATGTTTAGATTGAATGATCTTTGTATCTTCTAGCCTTATTGCTTGCTCAAATATTTTTGCAAACTTACCTTGAAGGACACCGTTGTCATCAACATAGCACCACTCTTTCAACTCGTCCTTTTTATTCTCTAAAGCCCAAGTAATAACCGAGGCAGTACCAAGCTCTTCCTTCATGTCTTGCAATTCATCAGCTATCTTCGCTTCATCAAGTATGTGTGATGTGATTGCATTCTGCTCGCTGAAGCTGATGTTTCCACGCGCAGCCATAACTCTCTTTAAAGCTGCTCGCCCTTTAAGGGTTTGAAATGTAACAATCTGGGCAACATTGTCTTCACCATATTTTTGTTTGATATAATCAATAATATCATTTCTAGACTGTTTTGGTACATCAATATCAATATCGGGCATCGAAACACGACCGCCAGCATTACGTCCTGCATTATAGAATCTTTCAAAAATAAGATCATAAGGCATAGGATCAATCTTGGTTATATCCATAAGATATGAAACCATACATCCTGCTGCACTGCCGCGTCCCGGCCCAGTTAAATATCCTCTTGAGTTTGCATACTGTAAAATGTCTCTAACAATTAGGAAGTAGCTAGACAGGTTAGTTTCAGTAAAGATTTTAATCTCTTTTTCAACCCTTGAACCATAGTCCTCAAAGGCACTTGCACCCTTTTCAATGTGACCCATCTTATGTTTCCAGCCATCACGGCATAGATAACGCAAGTAATCATTAGGAGACATTGCGTCAGGGCAGTCGAATACAGGAGGATTAGGAGGCCCCAATATATCATACTGGGAGCACATATTTGCTATATCAATAGTGTGAGCTAGTTCTGCTTCAGTATGGAACTGCCTCATCTCGTTATAGCTAGGAATGTGATAGTTATTCGACTCAAAGAAAGCTTTCAATGAGCGAGACTTACCTTTCTTAATCTCATTCTGTACTTCACTAAGGCTTTTACGCATTGCCGTACAAAGAAGAACCCTCTGATCGTGGGCATCTTCTTTTTTACAATAGTGCGCATCTGGAGTAGCTACACATGGAATTCCTGTCAGTTTGGAAATCTCCCGCAGCTTTTCACCAACCTCTTTGGCTTTAGTATTTATAAGAGAATCAATAAGTTGAATCTCGATATAAAAATTACCTTTGCCAAAAGCTTTCTGCAAACGCTCTGCTTCTCTGATACCTTCACTCTTCCAATTGGGATTATCTACAACCACATTTGCAAGACGAGAACCTAAGTGTCCACTGAAAGATATTAGCTTACCGTTAGAGGCGGCAGCTAACTCAAGAAAATAATCATATCCAACTCTTGGCTTATGATAAAAATGTTCTATTTTATTTGATATGGAGACCATTGATAGAAGAGACTTCCATCCTTGAAGGTCTTTACATAGTACTACTTGATGAAATAGTTTTGAGTTATCTGGTTCTTTAATTGTTGCTGCTTGATTACTCACGTAAAGCTCGCAGCCCAATATTGGTTTGAACCCATTAGATATTGTTTTATGGAAGTCGATGGCGCCACTGACGGAGCCATGGTCTGTTAAAGCACAAGCATCAACTTCTATTTCTTCTAGTCTTTTTGCGATATGCTTAGTCTGAGATAGTCCGTCTAGCAGGCTGTACTCGGAGTGAACGTGAAGAGGTACGTATTTCATTTTGTTAGTTCCAGAAAGTCTTGATACAAATCACTGATTGCTAAATTATACATGTTAACGTGGGTTTTGAAGTTGTTGGAGGAGTCTATTTTTCCACTTTTCCAAAGTTTTGCTCTTTTCCAATACTCTTCAGAACGCATAAAACCACACAACCAAATGTTTTTAAGTCCATAATATTTCTTAGGATGCGATTTACTAGACCTTTCAAATTCAAGGCTAATGAACGCATAAACGTCTGGCTTTTGATGTCTGCTTGTTTCAGCAATTGATACATCATAGTGTGGTCTTGGCGCAACTGTTCTTCGTTTTGTTTTAACTTCAAATCTGTCACCAGATTCAATTAGCAAGTCGTGATTGTATTTTTCAAGACCTCTGTTGTTACTAACAATAGTGGCATTAATGTACGGGGCTAGGGCTTCTTCGCCTAGATACCCAGCTATATTTCCTCCACCTCTAAGGATGGAGTTATTGATTGATCCTAGAGACTCTGCTTTTTCTCTAGCGCTTCTTATCATGTTTTTTGTAAAATCTAATTTAATCATACTTCGCCCGGAGCTTTGTATTTTCCAATAGCGTGGTCTGGAGACATACAGTTTGCAGTAACCCATTCAATGCCATTTTCTTTAATCATAATCTTTGTCTGTTCACACTTTGTCAAAGGAGCTCCAAACATATTATCCATAACATCTACATTTGTTCCTTCATATGTAGTCTTGCCAGCAGGACAAAGTTTAGAACACTTCCAAGACTTTCTAAGTTCTGGAGTCTTTGTATTTTTAATTACATTGAACTTAGCTTTTATCATTTCTAGTGTCTCAGGAATATCACTATCTTGGAAATGAAGAGTGAACGGGCCACCATCATTCATAAAATGAATAGTGACAAGAAAAGTTTCAACTTCTGGATAAAGCTTTTTGCAAGCAAGATGATACATTCTTAATTGCGGGTCTTTTTGCAGTTTAGCTTGGGTTTTTTCTTTTCCAGTAGCCCAGTCCAGCCTTCTTCCTGTTTTCCAGTCAATAATCTCATAGACTCCATCTCCGATGTCAGTGATTAAATCTATAGTTCCTTTTAGTGCTAAATTGCCTTTCAGCTTTGTTCCATCTGCTAACTCATACTCATAAGCTGCCCAATCCTCTTCTATCTCAAAGTCAAAGTGCGGCTCAGCTTCTACAATGGTTCTGTTTTTGGGATCAAAGAATCCATCGTCATCATTAAATATCTTCCAAACCCATCTTCGACAATGCTTCAGATCTAGCGGCTTCCAATCATGATGTGTGGTTCTAGACGTATAATATTCATATACTCTATCAATAATTTCATCTAGATATTCTGGGTCGTAGTTAGCAGTTTCTATCTCACCAATCTCATGATCTTCAAAGGTCGCATAGCCATCCTGTAACGCTTTCTTTGCAAGAGCGCACAGTTCAAGAACCTTGTGAACAATGGTTCCCTTATCAGCTTTCTTTCCGGAATCTCCTCTCCATCCAAGAGTATATTCCATATAGTATTGCATGGGACACATTCTATGAGAGTTGAAAGAGCTACTTCTGAAGTATACGATTGGTATTGACATTACTTCTCCATTCTTGGTATAACATTTGGGAGACCCTTCAGTCCATTATGAACCATCTTAACGGAGTCTTTTATTCCTACTTTTGCATTGTCACAAATAGAATCACATAGAGATAGAGCTTCTTCTATTTCTTTTTCGCTTATATGTTGATCTGCTTTTGAATAAGGATCTCTTGTTAGGCCTACGATGTAAGCTCCTTCTTTTTGAAGCTCTACTATTTCATTCTTAAATCTAACATCACAGATTAATGCTACCTCTGGCTTATCTCTCTTAATTTTTCTGATTACGGAATTGATCCAGACATTTGCGTCTAGCTTTCTAAAGAAATCAGTTCCTACATACTGTAACACTTCTCTAGCTGTCATGTTGTTTCTGTTTTTATTCAAGCTACTATTCTGCCAAGTTGGAGTGTCTTCCCAGAGTATGTTTGTTTTGCTATTTTTAGCTTTATCAGTTCCATAGGCTTGCTCATACGTCAGACCAAGAACATCAATACACAAGTCTTTTAGCGTATCTGCAAGTCCATATATCCTAACATAACTTCCGAGGTGATCTTCAAATAGCTTGGACATATTCAGATTTTTACTAGAAAATTCGAACCATTCTTTGCCCTCCAATGTCTCACCGAATATATCGCTAACTTCAACAGCCCCCTTTTCAGAAAGTCTGCTTTTTTTACATACTCCTAACTCTGCAAGTTTAAGTGCAAGTATGTAATTACATGCGGTATTTTTGCCACTTTGCTTCTTTCCTGCAAATCCAACTATTTGTGTCATCTTTAGCCTCGGTTGAAATATTCTTGTAATGTTTCTAGTCTATCTTCAGCATCAGCTAAAGCGCTGAGTGCTTCTTCAAGATTAGAGTATAAATCCTCAGTAGAGTGGTCTCCAATCCCAGCGGGGTGATCCAGTAAGATATTCAGCGACATAAGTGCCTTGTCTCGATCTGCGTATGCCTTATTGTAAAGATAATCAATGGCATTAGTCTTGTAGCTACTCATTTAAAACTCCTCATAAGCCTTAATAGCCTGTTCAATAAAAGGTTTGATGTCTGATGTCACTGTATCTACATTGAGGTCAGCGATGTCAGCAGCGTCAAAACTAGGGAAGTACAGGCGGTAAAGCCTTGAACATTGTTCCTCAATCTTCTTTGCTGCTTTTTGCCCGGCCTCATCGTTGTCCATAAGGCAAATAAGAGACAGCGCACCAGATTCATCAAGTAAATTCTTTTGTTCATTATTAAATGCTGTTCCAAAGATAGCAACAACATTGTGTATTCCAGCTTCAGCTAATCGCCAAACATTTCCGGGTGACTCTACTAGGATCGCCACACCAGACTTTACAATTTCGTCCTTAGCCCTCCAGTAATTATACAACCATTTCTCTTTTTGGAACCCTTTGCTATGCATCCATTTTGGGAAATGATGACATTTTCTCTTAGGGTTGTGGTAATGTCCACATTTACCGCACTTTTCAAAGATACTTCTACCTGTACAAC